GCCTTGAATTTTCCTAAACCGCCTTCAGCATGGCTAACTGCAGTCTTAAAGTTACCGAAGGCTGTCTTAGCGTCCCTGATCCCTTTATCTTGCAGGTCGGTAATAATTGGGATTCGAATAGCCATTAGACCACCACCGTTTTCGTTACCTGGTTAATAAGTGCCATTACTTCATCAACCGAAACTTTCATTTGCGACTCAACCTGACCAGCATTGTTTTCGTATGCACGCCACATAACTCGAGGCTTTTCTGACCAGCCATTCAGAGCATCGGCAAGGCGGTTTGGATTCGTGCCGGCGAACTCCACAATTGAAGCTGCAGCATCCTTATTCACAAGACTGAGAACGGCATCTTTTTTCTTTGACAATGACGTCTCAATTTTTACGCCTCGAATAGCAGTGCTTTGCAAATAGGGAAACAACGGTCTGCCACCAGGTGCCCAAGTGCGACTCATACCAGACGGCCAAGAACCATTCTTTTTAGTTGGGTCTCCATACGGATACAACTTCTTTGCCTCATCAACAACAGGCTTAAGAATCTTCTTAGCGTCCTTAAAGAACTGCTTTTGCACTTCAGGTTGCACAGTCTTAAGAACTTTCAAGGTGGACTCAAGTCCCTGTATTTGCATTGACATGGTTCACCTCTCCTTAAGAATCGTGGCGACTGTCGAGAGGTCGTCCGAGTCAAAGTCTATACCAGGTGGCCACCAGCCTGTAATGACCAAAAGTTGCGCTAGAGAGTGGCGGTGTGATCCGCTTTCGTAGGGTTTGAGGACGCAGTGCTCACAATCTCAATTTCTACAAGCTTGTTAACAAACGAATCAAACTCAACCGGAATTGTTTGTCCGTGATCAGTTTGGATTTTGGCTGTATACCAAGCCATAAACGCCATATCTTCCATACCGAAGTTGTCGGCAAGGTCACTGGTTTTCATTTTGAAACGGCGTTCCCAAGCAACGAGTGTTGCCAAAGTGCTTGTGATCGTTGCTGGTCCTTGACCAATGTCAAAACGGATCGTTAGTTTCATGTCGGGTCCTTTTCTGTTGTGTCGAGTGCGACCTTTTCAACTAACTGTTTCCAGTAGGGCCCGAGGGCCTTTGTTATTGAAAAGGAACTTTTGGTTAGATCAGACTTCAGTCCAGGCGAACGAGCCTCCACGCAGAACTATGGTGCAACGGCTGAGCTCTCCAAGCGAATAGATCACTGGTAATTCTTCAAGATACCCATTGGTTAGGGTGCCTAGGGGGTTTGTGGCGCTAGTAGCGGCCGAAGTTCCCTTGATGGTTACGGACGCAATCTTTGTGCCGACAAGGGCTTTGAAAGTTGCGTAAGTCTCTGAGCTGGCTGTGCTCCAGTAGAGCTCCAAGGTCAAGGTGTTGTCCTGCAACCCTGCCGTGAAACTTGTAGCAGTCGAACCGAAGGCATTGTCAGACAAAGCCATAATCTTCTGCGACAAGTTTGCGCTCGTGCACTGATCAGAAATATCAACAGCACCGATAGAGACAATCGGATTGGATAGGTAAGTCGACGTGGCCATGATTTACTCCTGAGAATCGGTTGCGTCGGGCTTCTTGGCTAATTTAGCACTCTTACTCGGGTGAGTGTCGGAACGCTGAATGAAACCACCAGCGATCAACCAATCAATATCGTCGGACGGACCAGCAACAAACGCTGTGCCAATTTCACCGACTCGAGTACTTGTAATTACATATCTGTCCATCATGAATCCTGTGCTTGTAGGGGAATAATCAATTCGTATCCGGCATAATCAGCGCCGCCAACCGAAACAACTTTAGGGTTAGCACTCATTACCGAAATGTCTTTCGTGACCAACTCGGCCGTGAGTGACAAGAGCTGGCGTAGGGCGTCAAGGTTGCCTGGGCCGTTGCTGATGAGCGTGACTGGGAACGACATTTTGACAATGTTGCCGTTCCACGACTCGATGGTCGGAGCATCAACAAAAGCGCAAGGTGGAGCAATGTTCCGAGGATCGTTAACAACACGCAAACCCGAAATAGTTTGGAGAGTAGTGACGAGATCATCTAGCGCCTCATTCAGAAAGTCGGTGTAAGCCATTTTAGGCGACCTGTGGTCTGCTGATGCCTAACAACTGTTTGACGAGCCCTGAGAGCCCTACAACGGGCGCTGACGCCATATCTGTAAAACTAGCGAACTGATCAACACTTCCTCTTTGTCGATACAAGGCAGAGCCATACATCAAAACGCCGAGGGTGACATCTCCACCAGGTGAAGTGGTGAGAGCGTCGGTGTATCCGGACTCTTGGCGACGGCGAAAACAGAACGCATTTGCAGCAGCTGCGCATTGAACCAAGAAAGCGGTTTCGTCACCACTTGTCGTTATTCCGAGGTATGTGGCAATTTGTGGCCCTGTGACCCAAGTGCAGGTTTCGACATAAGTCAAAGTGCCTTGTGGAATAGCGGCAGTGCGGTCTAGATCGTCGCCTTCGTCGTAGTAAAGAACTTGGTTAGGTATCGGCTGGTTGACATCAAAAAGGAGATCGCCTTCGGAGTCGACACCAAGAAACAGGTATGCAGGTAGATCGTAAATGACATGAGTACCGTTCAGGCCGTGACCCAAACCAGCAATTGTCATTGATTGCCCGACAGCGACATCGGGTTCCGTCAGCGTCTGGACAACCGCATAGTTATCCAAACGCTGATGAAAAGTAACTTGATAAACAGCCATGATCGGCTAACCGCCTTTCGGACTGAGAGTTAGGCGATTGTGATTGACTGAATGAAGCTCGACTTAGCAACGAAAGTGGCGAAGTACTGGTGGATACTCAGGTTCTTGCCAAGGGTGCTCGGGTTGTCAAGGCTCAACAATTGCGGGCCTGATTCGTAGATTTCAAAGCCTGGTGCGTAAACCACGAGCATGGTGCCCGAAGCGAAGTTGTTGTCAACGACCACATTCAAACCGAGAACGTTCATGCTGGTGTACTGGAGACCAGAGACGTTACCGATTGAGTTGGTGGTCATCATGCCGTTGGCGTTGTAACCAAACACAGGACGCTTGTCGGCATCGGTCTGACGACCGAGCTTCTCCCATACATCAGGCGACACGCACAAGTGGGTGGGGAAGAAGTTTGAATCTTCCGCAATTTCTCGAGCGGCGTCGTACAAGGCGGTGAACAATCCTGATGGATCGGCGGCTGTGACAGTCCAAGTTGAACCTGAAGCGGTTGCACCTGAAACGAGTGCGTCGGCTGCAATGTCGTCAGTCTTGATAAGCACTTGACCGGCGAGATCGTTCAACACCACTTGCATTGCTGCAGGATCGGTGAAGTCAATGTCTTGGCGTGACAAGGTGACCTGTCCTGCAACAGTTTTCTTGGTGACAGTGTTCGAAGCGACAACCATCGTGGTGGCCGACACTGCGTCAAGCTGACCCGATTGTTCGGCCGCTGACGTGTGAGTTGTAATAGTAGGTCTCACGAACTGACGGCTTGGGGTGTTCGGCATGGCTCGAGCGCCAAAAGCATTAACAACCGGACGGACGAAATTAAGGTCTTGGAACACGGGACCCAAAACGCTGACACTGAGCAAGCCTGGCGTGTCGCTGGTCAAAATGTCACCAGCTGCTGCTTGAATCGCAGTCTGATTACGGCGTGAAGCCTGCACGAAAGCATCGTTCACTTTGTGCCAGGTGTCGCCACCGACGTGGTAAGCGGCGAGCATTTCGGATGCGCTTGGCATAGCAAACTCGCGCTTGGGCTGAGCAAAGATCGGTGCGGTTGGCACAATGACTTCTTCGGCGACGACTGGCGTGCTTTCCATGATTGTTTCCTTTACGATTTCGGCGACTGGTTCTGATGCCGCTACTTTGGAAATGGTAGCACCAGCAAATGCCCCTTGTGGGACAAGGCTAAGTTCAACCCAATCGCCTTTAAGAATGGTCATATTGCCGTTGTCGTCGTACTTGAACTCTGTCGGGTTAACACCAACAGAAACAGCGTCAATGACACCGTCGGATGCGAGCACTAACGCTTCGTCACCGGCACGGGTGCTTGAAACTTTGGCGGTGAAGTACATGGCCTCAGCACTGTCAACACGCTCTGAAACCAAACCGACAGCCTGTGTCGAGTCGTGGTACATGTACAGTTTTGGTGCTTTGCCTTCAACGGACAAACTGCCTGGTGCAAACTGCACGTTTGTTCCGTCTGAAACTGTTGCAAAAGTGTTATAGGGAACAGCAACACCAGTAATGGTGCGACGCTCTTGCCCGTCTGGGCCTGCAGCTTCTACGGCGAAAGTGTTTGAACTAAACCTGATCATGCCAACTCCTCTTGAGTGTTTTCTTCAACTTCTTTTGTTTCTTTTTCCATGTAACTGTCAATTTCTAGCCACTTCTCAACATCCCATTTGACATAGGTGCCTCGAGGCAACTGCTGTGACAGGGCTGACGAGATTGCTTGTGCATACATTGAC